GATCGCTACCGTGATCGTCTTGGTGGGCATGGTCATCCTCCTGGCAGGACGTACAGACGTTGCTCTACGGCAGCGCTAGATGGCGTCTCGGTGGGTGTCTGGGGGCTGGGCTGGCCGCCGACCGTCACGTTGAGCGGGGTGATCAGCTCGTCGGCGCCGGTGGCCGGGTCATCGATGGCGGGCAGGTTGAACCGGCTGCGCCCCTCGTTCGCGGTCATGATCGGTCGGCCGACCATCGTGCTCATCACGCTGGCCTGCTCCTCGAACGACCCCTGGAGCTTCTCGGCGATGTTGAACTCGACATAGGTGTCAGGGCTCTCACCGATCCAGGGCAGCAGGAACGTGTTGATCCGAGCCTCCAGCGCGGCCAGGATCGGCCCGAGCGTGTCCCCGTACAGCATCCGGCGGAACTCTCGAACGTTGGAGTAGTTGGCATTGTCGAGCAGGCCGACCATGACCGGGTTGACGTGGTACACGCTGGCCACGGTCTGGAGGTTGAGCTTGGCGGCCTCCACGAACTGGTCCTCGTGGGCCGAGAACCCGATCCGGGTCAGCTTCATCCCGTCTTCCAGGATGGGAGTGCCACCGGCCTTGGGACCGTCGCGCCCGGTCCAGGTGCTCTGCCAGTCGGCCCGGAACTGCTGGGCGGCCTCCTCGTTCCAGGCCGGGGCATCCACCGGACGCTCCAGCACGGCACCGACCCGTCCGCCACGCCGCCAGATCTGCTGGCGGTACGACATCGCCTCCATCTGCTCGGCCAGGATCAGCTTGAGCGTCCCGACCGGGCTGGAGCCGGTAGTCAGCGCGCACGGGTCCCAGCCGTGGAAGTGCAGAACCTTGTCGGCGGCCAGCTCGACCGTCTCACCGTTCGGCTTGCGCACGTAGTACCGCTGGATGGCCAGCGGGTCATCCGTGTAGGGCGTGACCCAGTCGGCCGGGAGCGGCAGAATCCGCCAGTCCCCGTTGGCATCCTGGGTCGGCATCCAGTAGGCGTTGTCGTACAGGGCCAGGTCGGACACGAGCGCCACGATCAGCTCGTAGAACGTCTTGGTCCCGTTGGGCATCCGGACGATCTCGGCCATCGGGCCGTCCCGCAGCCGGGATCGGTCGTTGTCCGGTCCCCGGGTAAACACCTGGAGGGCCAACTGGGCCACGTTTCTGGCGAGGAAGTCCACCACGGTGCGCAGGTAGGGCTGGGTCCGCCACAGGTGGGACGGGGTGTACTCCATCACCTCGGACCAGGCGCCGTCCGACCAGTGCTGTGTCCCCGGCAGGTATCCCGCGTCCACCCCGCCCCAGTACGGGGTGAGGCTCCAGCCGGTCGGGCTGACCGGCGTGGGGGTATTGCTGGACGGCCGGATGTTGAGCCACTGCGCGAGGGTCGAAAGCCATGGCGCGGCCATCACATCACCACCAATCCACGGTTGTTGTAGGCGGACACGGGCTTCGGCTTGCTCGTCAGCCGGGCGTCGATGGCGAAGAACAGGGCGGGCATCCCGTCGATGCGGATGTGTGACCTGGCCCGGTCGGGCTTGACCGGGCGCAGCCGGTCCGGGTCGTCCCGTGGCCGTTTCGCGTCGAGGTTGTCGGCCATCCAGCGGGACACCGGGTTTCCGCCATGGGAGATCTCGCCGGCCTTGAGCAGCCGCATGAACTCCGACATCGGGCCGGTCATCTGCTGGTAGGTCGTCCCGGACTCGATCATCTCGATACCGGTGTCGGCCTCAACCCGCTGCCGGACCGGCTCCCCTGACCAGCGGTCGTAGGTGATCCGCTCGATGGCGAAGGCCTCGGCGTCGGCATCGATCTGCGCATAGATGCTCTCGTAGTCGATGGTGTCCCCGTCCGTGGCGGTGATCCAACCCGCGCGGACCCAACGGGCGAACGCCCCGTCGGTGGGCACGCTGATCGTGTCCACGACCGCTTCGGGTATCCAGTAGCGCCACAGGACTTCGCCGCTTTCGAACAGCAGGCACCAGGCGGTCATGTCCAGCTTGGACGAGAGGTCCAGCCCGGCCCAGCAACGCTGACCGCGCAGCTTGGGCAGCCAGTAGTCCGGGCTCGGTAGCACCTCACCCGTGCAGTCGTCCCACAGATCCAGCGGGATGTACCGCTCGACCTGCTGAACCCGCTGGTTTACCTGGAACTGTCGGAACCCGTTCTCGGCCTCGGGGTTCTCCCGGGCGTCGGCGGCCTGGCGGCGCATGGCCTCCCGGCTCTTGAAGCGGTCCAGCCCGGGGTTGGGCCACCGCCAATTGGCCTCATCCCAGACGTCGGTGCTGACCGGTAGATCCGGGTGGCCCGGGAACAGCCTTCTGAGCCGCTCGATGCCCTCGTCGGTGCTCGGGAGCTTGCGGACGAACGCGAAGATGTGCGGCGACCGTTCCGGGTGCTCCTGGACCCGCTCCGCCTCATCGATCATCCCGGCGCCGAACGACTCGGAATCGTTGGTCTCGGTGGTGGTCGTGAACATCAGCTCCTGGGTCCGGGCGCCCACGGCCGTACTCATCGCGGTCCACAGCTTGCCGTCCGGCTGGCTCAGGACCTCATCGAGGTGAAAGCTGTGCGGGTTGTGGCCCAGCTCGCCCACCGCATCGGCGGTGAGGATCTCGTACAGGCTGGCGTGCTTCTCGTCCACCAGCCGCCGGGCGTTGCGAATGTGCTTGATCCGCTGGGTGAGCGGCTTGGAAAGCTGGACCATCCGCAGCGCGGGCTCGAAGGTCTTGCCGGCCTGCTTCGTATCCTTGGCCGCGCTGTAGACCTCGGCCGCCTCCTCATCGTCACCGATCAGCAGGTAGAGCTGCATCCCGGCGGCCAGCTCGGACTTGCCGTTCTTGCGGGCCATGACGATGTGGGCCACCCGGTAGCGGCGCACGTAGCGGTCGTGTTCACCCGACCAGACCACCTCACCGAAGATGGGCCGGATGATCTCGTACTCCTGCCAGTCCTCCAGCACGAATGGCGTCCTCGCCAACGCGCCGCGCGTGTGTTGCAGCAGCTCCGCAAAGAAAGCCACCACCTTGTCGGCGCGCGGCGCACAGTAGTGCGCACCCTTGCGGGCACAGACATCACCTCGGAACGCGAAGTTGCACTGGCGGCCTCGCCGGTCGCGGGGACGCCAGCGGGTCTGCGGATCTGCGACGATGCCGGTCACCTTGCGCATCCGACACCTCCAACGGTCGTTCGGTTATCCACCCACCCGTTGGTAGTACAGGTCTGTCGAGTCGGACGCGTGCGCCGTTCCGGCCCAGGTGTAGTCGTCGAACGGCAGGTTGTCGGCCGATGCCCCGTCGAACCAGGTCATCGGTGGGGCGGCATCAATGTCGGCCTCGGTCGCAAACATCTCCATCACCCCGCCGGTGACGTCCAGCGACTCGCCCACCGTGATCGGCTCGGTCGGGATGTAGGCGAAGGGCAGGACGGTCGTCACCTCGACATCGGGAACCACGTAGTACTTGGGCGTCTGGTGCCACTGCCAGACGTTGCCCAGGCACTGGATGGTCGGGCTGGAGACGTAGAGCTGCGCGGCGGACGGGCGGCTCATCGCCAGCCGGGCGTTGATCGAGTGCGCGGCGGACGGGCGGCACCACAGGCCCATCCGGACCCAGGAGCCAGCGATATTGGGCATTCCGAAGCTACTCGGTGAGTAGGACCACCCCCCGTAGCCACCCTGGGTGGAGGCCGTGGTCCAGGTCTGCCGATGGCACGACGTCAGGCCCTCGGGCATGTTGGTCAGCCCGCTGACCCCGGCTCGATTGCCCGCGCCACCGGTCCCGAAGTTGGCGAAGGTGTAGAGCGGCGTGAACGGACTGGAGGCACCCGGATTCATGCGCGGGTTGGGAATCCCGTTGCGCCGGGTGCCGCGCTGCCAGGTGTTGAGCTGCTGGCCGCCCAGATAGACACGCTCGACCAGCTTGTCGCTGCCGTTCGCGGCCCGGACCCACGCGCCGGGCAGGCCGTTCACCAGATTCGGCGGCCACGTCTCGCCCCACGAGTAGCTGTTGTGCGCCGGGCCGCACCAGTGCCAGCCGACCGTCGTGCCGTCGCCGTAGGGAATGGTGACCCCGCTGGGATTCTCGGCCAGCATCGCCCGGCGGTAGCGGGTATGCGGTCCGGGCGTGGGGATCAGACCGTCGACGGGCGCGAGGGTGTGCCCCATCGCGTGCTTGGGCCACCCGGACGCCTGCCCGGGACCGACGAACTGCTCGACCACGCGCGTCCAGGTGTTCGGCGGGATCTGTTGGCCGCCCACGAATCCACCGGAGCCGACCGGCTTGACGAACGCCGGTACGTCGCACCAGACCTCGAACTCGCGCTGGTAGTTCAGCCCGACCTGAGTCGTGAACTGGCCCCCGCCCAGCGATCCCATGGCATAGAAGCTGGCCAGGGTCGATTCGACGTTGGAGGCCGTGACGGTAACAGTGATCTCGCCGTTCGCGTAGGACGGGCTCCACTTGCTGCCGTTGTTCGAGTTCCAGTTGGTCGTGCTCCCCGGTGCCGGGTTGACCAGCAGGTTCCGGGTCATGACGTGATGACGTACAGCGTCGCTGGATCTTTGGTGGCCAGCGCGGCGTACTCGGCCTGGGTCCCCTGCCACCAGAGCGGCGCACTGTCCACGACCGCTTGGGCATCGAGCACCGACTGGGCCGCCTCCTCGGCGCTGGCGGCAGCAGCCAGCGCGTCCTCATGGGAAACCACCACGATCGCTGGCGGTTCCGGTGGGATGGAGGCGATCATGCCAAGGTCGACAACACCGCCGGCCGGGACATCGAACACGACGTCGGCCGGTTGGGTCGTCACCCCGTCGAACCGGAACGACGCGCGCCACTGGATCGTGTCCGGCTGGCCCTCGGGCTGGTCGGTTGCCACCAGATACAGCAGGTGGTTCGTCAGGCCGTCCGGGCCGGTCAGAGTGCCATCTATGACCACGGCCGTGACGGGTTGGGCGATGGCCAGCCGGGGCGGCGTGGTGGTCGGCCACCGGGTGATCGTGGTCAGCGGGGTCAGGATGACCTTGCCGTTGAGCGGGACCTCGTCGGGAACGTTGCCCGCGTCATAGGAGTCGGCGGTGAAGCTGACGAACCGGCCGATGACCTGGCCGTACTGCACTTCTGCCGGTACATCGGTGGGCATCCCGGCCTCCTCAGCCGATCAGATCGGCCACGCTGTCCCGCCGATCTTGCAGCGGCATCATCAATCTGGCCCGGTCGGACGGGGTCAACCCGAACCGCCCGGCCAGCGCCATCGTGTTCACGAGCGCTCGTGAGTAGCTGGCCAACGGACTGGCCTGCCCGGGGAGCACGACCAGCTTGCCGGTCAGCTCCTGGGCGACCCGGACCCGTGCCGCCCGCAGCAGAATCAGCGCCTCGCACCACTCCACGAACAGGCCCACGTCCCACTCGGTCAGGATGCCGAGCCTGATCATCTCGGGCGCGATCCGGTCCCACTCGGCCTCGGCCGCCGGACTCATGGCGGGCTTGGCGACCTCGCCGGTCACCGCCGACCTCGGCACCGGCTCCCGGGGCGGCATCTTGTCGCCGTGGAGAACCTTCAGCGCCGTTGGCTTTCTCGGCGGACCGCCCTGCCGACCATTTGGTTCCCTGGCCATTTCAGCACCTTTCATGGATTAATTCGCCCGCTGAATTAACCGGTCGCAGGTAATTCCCGGGCCGCCGAATTACTCGGCCGCGTAATTCTCCACCGCCGGGCGAGTAATTCCCACCGGCCGGGCAAGTAATTCCCACCGGCCGAATTACTGCCG